AAGCATAAAGTAGCCCTTGTGGGAAGTACCTACTTACATAAGTCCCAGAAGTATTAGTCCCTAATCCTGTTGGCATAGCATTTCCGTATATTTTAATAACATAATTAGCGTCTGGAGTAGGCGCCATTACGATAGATCCCGAAGTAGTATCTGTTAATCCTGTCGCTCCTCCAAACATAGCATAATATTTAGGAAGTCCTGTGACATCAGCTCCCGATGTTGTAGATCCTTCAGGCCCTGTTAATCTTCCCACATACTCACTTAAAAAAGTTTGGTCTCGTCTCTGTAACCATCGACCTTGTTCATTAGAATTAGCTGTAGAACTAAAAACTTGCACACCTCTTACAAATTGAAAACCTGCGGGAACTCTAACAGTATTAACATCTGTAGCTACAGTTCCTTGCCACTCATCTCTATCTGAGTCCATAGGTATATCAAGATTAATTCTATATTCTGCATTTTCTATAAATCTACCTAGAGTAGCACCACTAAAAACAGTACTGTCTACTTCAGTATAACTTCTAATGTCAGCTTCTAATGCTGAAAGTGTATATCCAGCCATTATTTTTCCCCTTTATGAACGCTTGTGTCTTTTTTTCTTTTTTTTATTTTTTTAGCCGATTCTTTTATGATGTCCCAATCAGTTTTTTTCCCTCTAGCTTTGTGATAGATATGACGTGCTCCTAAGACAGTTCCTACCGCTCCATACAAAGGAAGATTTGTTTTTGGAGTGGTATTAGCTTTTTTAAGAACTTTGCCCGCTACTTTTTTTCCTTTTAATAATAAATTTTGCCAACCCATTATGCTTCTATGGTTACCGGTCCAACGGACACTGGATAACCTCCTCCTTCTATTCCCCCTGCTGTAGCTGTATCAGTATTTACCGTAAAATAAAACCAGTCTGTTGTAAAATCTGTATCTCTAGCTCCAGAGACATATTTCCCTGTAGTTATAGCATAACCTGCCGCTAAAGCAATTTTAGCGCCTGTGATTCCATCCCAACTAGCGGGATCCGTATAGGCCCCTGCTGTCGTTGGAGTTCCTCTAAATCTATAAGTATCTCCATTGGTTAAACCATGATTCGGTACATTAACATTTATATAAGCAGATCCCGCGCCATAAGTTGTAAACGGATTAAAAGGCATTAACTGTGGAACATCTGGGGCAGTTCTTGAAGGTCTTGCATGTAGCAAACCTTGAGGATCAGCTCCTACTGGATGTGGTTCTAATTGAGGTTGTTTAATTTCAAACTCAGAAGTATGTACCCATGCACCAGTCCATTCCTGTACCATTTCTCTATATGGAAATGCTACGCCAGACCTGTCTGATATTGCGAGTGCTCTTCTACCTTTTGAAAATCTAGCCATTATTTTTCACCTCGTTTAGCTCTCTTCATCCAGATCTTCTCTCGTTGTTCAGAACTTAACGACTCCCATTTCTTTTGAACGCTTTTATAAATTTTTTTAGAAGGAGCTTTGCTGGATGAAACCGCTGAATATTCATCAATATAATGTTCAGTCGTACCAGGTCTGCCACTTTTTTTAATCTTACGATTCATGGCATCAATACGTTTATCCTTCCATGACTTCTTAGTCGCCTTTAAAATCGCTCCCATTCCTTTAGTGATTATTGTCATATGTTTGGATAATAAGTTTTAGGGGTTATATAAGTACTAGCCGCTGATCCGTCTTCAGCTAACGCTCTAGCAAATTCATCTTCGTATAATAATTTCATTTCTTGAGTTCTTTGTGGTGCAAACTTCATGGATAAATAATAAGAAAGACCTGATATCATTGGTGGAATAAATCTATAAGGTGTGTCTGTTGCATTTGTGTAAGCTCCTGCATCTTGAATTCTTTTTACAAAATAAACATTTAAATAATTATCTGCTGCTGTGGAATTAGGCAACGGGTAAATAGTAATCGTAACTTTGTCTACAAATCTTTGAACCCAAAATTGGGAAGGAGTTCCAAGTGATGCTTTATTTGCTGTTGCAGCATAAGCGTCTCTTGCAACTTTAGTTAAACCTGTGTCTGATTGAGAAGTTGTATTATAATTTTGTCTATATGTAACATTTAAAATATCCGTAATACCGTAGATATTTGTTACAGGAGCCGTGGTTGCTTGTGGGGAAGCTGCTGCCGCTGCTGCACTATCTACAGAATTTCTGTAAAAAGTATAGACACCCATTCCTTCATCAGTTGCATTTACATTTGTTGATGAACCTACTGTTAAATCAATATTAGTATTTCCTACTTCCCAAAAATGCACACCTCTATTACCCCATTCTTGAAAAAGAATGTT